ATTGATTACAGATTATGAAAAAGTACCACCTACAAGAGTGATTCAAGAAGTTATGCACGATCTTGCACCAAAACATGACCTGAAAAAACAACAGGAACTTCACGAAAAAATTCGTAATGACGATGACTATGATGACTGGACCTATGGAACAGAACCAAACTATGGTTCTTCCTGGAAGTAAGTATAAATAAATAAAAAACTTTCGTTCGATGGCAATTCAAAGGATATCCAGATCATTCAAAGATATCAGTTTATCCTTTGAACCACATCCAGTAACAAAAGATCTGCCGATACTAAAGAATGAAAATGCAATTCGCAGGTCGGTAAGAAATATTGTAGAAACTATTCCAACAGAAAGATTCTTCAATTCATTATTAGGGTCTGATATTACAAGAAGTTTATTTGAATTTGTTGATTTTGGTACTGCATCAGTAATACAAAGTCAAATTGAAATCTCAATTAATAACTTTGAACCAAGAGTTAATAATGTAGAAGTTCAAGTGGATCCTATCCCAGATGATAATACCTTTAACGTAACAATTATTTTCGATATTATAGGTCAAGAATTTCCAACTCAAGAATATTCATTCATATTAGAGGCAACAAGATAAAATGCCTTTTACTAAATTTACAAATCTAGATTTCGATCAGATAAAGACTTCCATCAAAGATTATCTCCGTGCTAACTCTACATTCACGGATTTTGACTTTGAGGGGTCTAATTTTTCGGTATTAATAGACACTCTGGCATATAATACCTATATTACGGCATTCAACTCAAATATGATTGTGAATGAATCCTTTCTGGATTCTGCAACTCTTCGTGAAAATGTGGTTTCATTGGCAAGAAATATTGGTTATGTACCTCGCTCCAGAACGGCAGCAAAGGCAATAGTATCCTTTAATGTGTCTACAACCGCAAATACTCCCACACTCACTCTACAGGCAGGTCTGGCGTGTGTAGGATCCGTTGATAATACCTCATATACATTTTCAATTCCGGACGATACCTCGGCAAATGTTGTCAGTGGAGTTGCATCCTTTAACAATATTGAAATTTATCAGGGGACATTCTTAACAAAACAATTTGTGGTGGATGGATCACTGGACCAAAGATTTATACTAAACAACTCATTTATAGACACTTCCACCATCTCAGTTTATGTGAAAGGAATTAATGATAGTGGTCTTGGAGTAGAATATTCTTCTGTTGATAACATTCTCGAAGTAAATTCGTCTTCAAGAATCTATCTATTACAAGAAGTTCAGGATGAAAAATATGAACTACTTTTTGGTGATGGTCTTATTGGGCAAAAATTAGAAAATAATGCGGTAATCACAGTAAATTATATTGTTACTGACGGTGAAGAAGGTAATGGTGCTTCTTCATTTTCTTTTTCCGGAAGTATTAGAAATGCGAGTAATGCAACAATTGATATAGGTTCTGTCTCGGTCATAACAAATCAGTCATCTCAAAATGGATCCAAAATAGAATCCATAGATTCTGTTAAGTATTTTGCTCCAAGAATTTATTCTTCCCAATATAGAGCAGTAACATCAAGAGATTATGAGGCAATTATAAAAAAAATATATCCGGATACAGAATCTGTTACGGTTATTGGAGGTGAAGAATTAGATCCACCGGAATTTGGATCAGTATCAATAAGCATTAAACCAAAAAATGGAACTTTTGTTTCTGATTTCAATAAACAACAAATTATTAATAAACTAAAACAATACAGTATTAGTGGAATTAATCAAAAAATAATTGATCTTAAAATATTATATGTAGAAATTGATTCATCAATTTACTATAACTATGCTCAGGTATCTACAGTAGAATCACTAAAGACAAAAGTTGTAAATTCACTAACGGAATATTCAGATTCTGTAGATCTAAACTCATTTGGAGGAAGATTTAAGTATAGTAAGGTTCTCCAAATAATTGACAATACCGACACTTCCATAACTTCTAATATTACCAAGGTTAAAATTAGAAGAGATTTGAAGGCACTGGTAAATCAATTTGCCCAATATGAATTGTGCTTTGGAAATAAGTTTCATATAAATTCTGATGGTTTTAACATTAAGAGCACAGGATTTAAAATTTCTGCAGATCCAGATACCTTATACTTAACAGATGTGCCTAATGTAGATGGAAAAACTGGAATAATATCAATAGTAAAACCTCTAAGTAACGGCACTACAAGAATTGTTGCACAATCTGCCGGAACAGTTGATTACGTAAAGGGTGAAATTAAACTAGGGACCATAAACATTATTTCAACATCCAAAGAAAATGACATTATCGAAATACAGGCATTCCCAGAATCTAATGATGTTGTTGGTCTGAGAGATCTTTATTTGAATTTTAGTATTGAAAAAAGCACAATAAATATGGTAAGAGACGTAATTGTTTCTGGTGATGAAATATCCGGTACAGTATTTGCCAGAGACTACTATACTTCAAGTTATTCAAACGGGAATTTAATAAGAGCGTAATATGATACAAACTGGGTTCGAATCTAGAGTTAAGGTTCAGCAAGTTATTGAAAATCAACTTCCAAATTTTATTTTGGATGAGAGTCCAAATGCAGCAGAATTTTTAAAGCAATATTATATCTCTCAAGAATATCAAGGCGGCGTAATTGATATCGCAGAAAATTTAGATCAATATCTAAAGTTAGATAATTTAACCCCAGAAGTTATTGTAGGGTCTACTGAACTATCTACTAATATCTCATCTTCTTCTGGAATTGTTACGGTTACCTCGACTAAAGGATTTCCTCAAACTTATGGATTATTAAAAATTGATGATGAAATTATTACATATACCGGAATAACCACAAATACATTTACAGGATGTATTCGTGGATTCAGTGGTGTTACTAATTATCATTCAAATTCAAATCAAGAAGAGTTAGTATTCTCAGAATCAGTATCGGCACCACATAGTGGGGGATCTTCTGTAGAAAATTTAAGTTCTTTATTCTTAAAAGAGTTTTATAAAAAAATAAAATACACTTTTACTCCTGGTTTAGAAGAAGTTGATTTTGTATCAAATCTAAATGTTGGTAATTTTATAAAAGAGGCAAGATCCTTTTATCAGGCAAAAGGTACTGACGAATCATTCAGAATTTTATTCAATATTCTATATGGAGTAACGCCTCAAGTAGTAAATTTAGAAGAGTTTTTAATTAAACCATCTTCAGCAGAATTTATAAGAAGAGAAGTTGTAATTGCAGAAAGAATTTCTGGAGATCCTTCTAAATTAGTGGGTCAAACTATTAAAAAATTTAATGATGAGAATACTAGTGCCTCGATTTCCGAAATAGAACCATTTACTAGAAATAATATACAATACTTTAAGATTTCACTTTTTGTTGGATATAATGATACTTCTGCTGTTCTTGGAAATTTTACAATTACTCCAAATACAAAAAGTTTAAAAAATGTCCCTGTAGGTTCATCTGTAATTTCAGTAGATTCTACAATTGGATTTCCGGAAAAAGGAACAATTATATCCGGAAGTAATACAATTACATACATCAGTAAAAGTATTAATCAGTTTTTTGGATGTACTGGAATTACATCTTCAATCTTATCATCTGCTGATATAAGATCCGATGAAATTTATTTTGGATATGAAAATGGAGATCTGAACAAAAAAGTTGAATTAAGACTTACTGGAGTACTATCTAAATTCGTTCAAGTATCAGATACTTTAAATTTGGATGAAGGACAAATAATCTCGGTTAAAAATATTGGAGATTTAATTCAAAATCCACAAAATAACAAAACATATAAAGAAGTTTTTGCAAATTCTTGGGTATACAATACAGGATCTAGATATGAAATAGAAAATATTAGCAATTTTACTTTAAAAAGTCCAATTGATAGGTCTAGTTTAAAAATTGGAGATGAAGTAGAAATTTTAGAAAGAGATACTAATAATGTAGTATCTTCATCTGGTGCATATGTTTCAGGCATTATATTTTCACAAAATAGAGTTATTATAGATGATTCGGGGTTTTCTGCACAAAATGGGGTAAAATATGATTTAAGAAGAAAAGTTAATACTGCAAATAGCACAATAGTTCCAATACAATTTGGAAATAATGTTATTCTATCTGATATTCAAAATTTATATACCGATGATGGATATGCATATGTAGCTTCCAACTCATTACCGTCAGGTAGAGAAGGATATAATGGAAATTTTACATATAAAATAACGAAAAATATTAACTCATCAGTTGCAGTTGGCATATCTGATGAAATAGATGGCAACTACACAAGTATAGTATTTCAAAATCCCGTTTCATTTATTACTGGAGATAGAATTTACTATCAACCATCAGGAACGCCAATTGTTGGGTTAGATACCGGAGATTATTATGTACAAGTTATAGATCCTTCCAATAAAATAAGACTATACTCATCACTATCATTTGTTGGGACTAATAATTTCTTAACATTTTCGAATTCGGATTTTGTCAATCAAACTCATAGGTTTACATTATACTCCCAAAAATCCGGTATAATCGCCGCCCAAAAATTATTTAAAAAATTTCCATTATCTGAGAGTATTGACACTGGAAATGGAGAATTGACAATTCCTGGTTCGATTGGAATGTTAATTAATGGAGTAGAAATTAATAATTATAAATCCAATGATAAAGTATACTACGGACCTCTAGAGTCTATCAGTGTATTAAATGGTGGAATTGGATATGATGTTATTAATCCCCCACTAATATCGGTTTCTCCAGGATCCGGATCTACGGCACTAGTTCATCCGGTAGTTAGTGGATCAATTGAAAAAGTTTATATCGATTCTCAAGATTACGATATCAATACAATTGTATCTATTGGCGTAACTGGTGGTAATGGATCTGGTGGTGTATTAGAACCTATTCTAACAAAAAGAAAGAGAGATATTTTCTTTGACGGGAGATTATCAACAAATTCTGGAGGAATTAGTTCAACCACAAATCAATTAGTATTTTTAACGGACCACAATTTAAGTAATGGAGAATTGGTAGTTTATAATTCTAATGGAAATTCTCCAATTGGTATTGGAACCACAAATTTAACCTTGATTAATAACGCAACATATTATTCTAAAATTGACAATAACAGAACTATCAGACTCTATCAAACTAATTCAGATTACTTATCAGGAATTAATACAGTATCTTTTAATGGAACTAATGCTGCAGGAATTCATAAGTTTTTGACTGCATCATTTAAAAATACAATATCGGAAATTAAAATATTAAATGGTGGTTCTAGATATACAAATAGAAAATTAATTGTTTCTTCATCTGGAATATCTACGCAAAACAATACAATTAATTTTAAAAACCACGGATTTGAGAGTGGGGAACTTGTAACTTATCGATATGACACATCCACAATTGGAATTTCTACATTGTCTCAATATTATGTACTAAAAAATAATGATGATTCCTTTAGACTTTGTGATGCTGGAATTGGCGGAACTAACATATCAAACTACGATAGAAAAAATTATATTAAATTTTCTTCTGTTGGATCTGGGTATCAATATTTTAGTTATCCTGATATTTCTGTTTTCATACAGTATACACCAGTTGGATTTGGTACTACAACTCAACAGATTCAATCTCTTGTGGCAACCCCTGTTGTTAGGGGTAATATTATCGATGCTTATCTATACGAAAATGGAACAGGATACGGGTCCACAATTTTAAATTTTGAAAAAAGACCACTAATATCAATAAAAACCGGAAGTGAGGCAAAATTAAAACCAATTATTGTAAATGGTCAAATCAATTCAGTAAATATTCAATATGGGGGAATTAATTACTATTCTACTCCTGATTTGATTGTAACCGATTTAACTGGTGCTGGATCTGGGGCAGATTTAAGACCAGTCATTGCCAATCAAAAAATAACAAATATTAAGATAGTAAATCCAGGAATTGGATACTCCAGCAGTTCCACAATAATTGAAGTGAGACCTGCAGGGTCCAATGCAATTTTAAATGCTAATATTAGACCTCTAACTGTTAATAATAATGTAAAGTTTGGAAATGAGATTCTAATAGAAACCGAAAATCAATTGCAGTATTCTGTTTGTGGATATTTCGAAAACCTAAGAACTTCATTTGGCGACAATGGATCGCAAGTATCTAACATAATTGGATGGGCATATGATGGAAATCCAATATATGGACCATATGGATATTTTGATTCTGAAAATTTAAACTCTATCCCTAAACTGCTAGAATCTGGATATGTACTAAATTCCTCCAATGTTATTGATAGACCTCCATTACCATTGGGATTTTTTGTAGAGGATTACGAGTATACAAATTCTGGAGACTTAGATGAGAATAATGGAAGATTTGGAAAAACACCAGAATTTCCAAATGGAGTATATGCATATTTTGCAACCCTTGATGCTTCTTTTGCGCCAAAATTTCCATATTTTATAGGGAACAAATATAGATCTAATACTATAAATGAAAACTCATTCTTAAATCAAACATTTGATTTTAATAACTCAAATTTACTTAGAAATACCTTACCTTATAAAGTATCTGATAATTATGCAAAAAATGATTTTATAATAGAGACTAATGAAATTACGAACCAAGAATCAATTGTTGAATCAGTATCTGAAGGTTTTGTAAATGCTTTTGATATTATTAATTCTGGATCTGATTATAAAGTTAATGATGTTTTAAATTTCAATGATACTAATACTTTTGGCGGTGGATTAATTGTAAGAGTATCCTCAATAGAAGGAAAAGATATTACAAAAATAGATACTTCCATAGAAACTTATGAAAATTCTATTTTTACATATAAAAATGGAGGAGAAGTAGAAGTTACTATTAAACCATATCATAATTTGTCTAATAATGATTTTGTTGTAATTTCTGGATTTTCAACTAACTTATCCAAGTTAAATAATTCATATAAGATTGGAGTATCTTCCTATTACTCAAATGTTCTTAAGGATGTTCCTTCATCAACATCTGGATTCACAACTGAGATTTACATTACTCAACTTCCAACAACGGTATCTGTAGGAAGTAGTATTAGAATAGGCAGTGAAACACTATCGGTTCTTGAAGTATATGAAAACCTTAATATACTTAAAGTACAAAGAGGATCTACTGGAGTATCTCACACGGCAACTACTCAAATAAACTTTATTCCAGATTCATTTACTATTTCACAAAAAATAGATTACTTTGAGTCTAATGTAAATAATAAGGTGTTTTTTAATCCAGTACAATCAGTAGGAATTGGTACTACACCCGGAATTACAAATAAACTAACATTTGAATTTGGAGATTCTAATATTACCAGAATTGTTCCAACACAGGGAATTTATATTGAGAATCACCCATTTACAAATAATCAACAAGTAATATTTGCAAATAATGGTTCAAATATTGCAGTTTCTACCTCACCAACAGGAACTCAATTTAATTTACCTCAAAATGTATATGTAACTGATAAGAATATTAATACTATTGGAATAAAAACTACTCTTAACTCTTCTGAGGTATTTTTTGTTGTTAATGGTGTTGATAATGACAAGTATTCATTTGAAAGTGTATACCCACAGATAGTTGGAAAAGTTGAAAGAGTTAAGTCTACCATTTCAGTCTCGACTTCTCACGAACTTTCTAGTGGAGATGTTATTAGTTTAAGTATTGAACCAAATCTTTCTGTGGGTATTGGAACTTCTACATCAATTTATGTCAAAAGAGATTCGACAACTGGTAATATTTTAATTAATCCAATTGGATTTAGTTCAAGTGGAATTAATACAATAACAAATACTATCTCAATTAATTCACACAACTTAAAAACTGGAGATAAAGTTTTATATTCATCTAATTTAGTTGCATCTGGATTGTCAACTGGATTTTATTATGTTTATAGAGTTAATGATAATAGTATAAAACTTTCACAAACATACATAGATTCTAAAACAATTCCCCCAACAACTGTAAGCATTGCTAGCACTGGTGGGTCAAGTCAAAGTATTTCGTTAATAAATCCACAAATTAAATCAATTAAAAATAATAACTTGGCATTTAATTTATCTGATAATTCCTTGGTGGGATATAACTTTAAATTTTATTATGATAAACATTATAACAATGAGTTTGTTTCAACTCCATCCCCCAACTTATTTACATTATCTGGCATAGGAACTATTGGAGTTTCTACTAATGCTTCTTTAACAGTCAATTACAGCGAGAGTTTGCCAACTAAGTTATATTATAATTTAGAAAAATCTGGATATATTAGCACTTCCGATACGGAAGTGAATAATTATTCTGAAATATTATTTGTCAATAGTGTATATAATTCCAATTATATAATTTCCGGCATAGGAGCAACTACATTTACTATTTCTTTATCAGAAAAACCAGAAAAACTGACATACACTCAAAACGAATGCGATAAACTAGAATATACTACAACCTCACTATCGGCAAAGGGATCTATCAATAAAATCAATATTATTTCTGGTGGATCTGGATATAAAAAACTTCCAACATTCATAGGATCTAATTCTATCAGTGGAAAAGATGCTTATATTACTGCAAAATCAACATCAATAGGTAACGCAAAGGAAGTAAGAATCATTAATGAAGGATT